GAACACGGCTTTCATGATACCGCCTTGAACAGTATTGAATGTAATCCTGTTGTGTTTAATAGGGGATTTTGAACGTTTTGGGACTATAAAAAACAAGTCATTGGCGGAGAGACAGGGATTCTTAAAATGTAATTCATAAAGTATAGAAAATAAATATAGATAAAATATATTGTCGCGCTGTTGTCGCGCAATTATGATCAAAGCATGGCAAATCTGTCAGTTTCGCTCTTGATCCGATACAAGGATTCGAACGGAAAATGGCGTCGGTCGCAGGCGGCGCGAGGCAAAAACGGTCGGGTTCGGCCCGGATACGCGCAGGTGGGCGAGCAGCAAGTTGCCGTCTCGTCCTTCACTTACGATCTGCGGGTGCACGAGGGGCGGGTGTCGAAGTATGTATCCGTGGGCGCGGTTGCTGCTGACGCCGACGCGGCCCGCGTGAAGCGTGAGAAGGTCATGGGCGCTCGCTCCTTTGCGGAAGATGCAGGGTTGAAGATTGAAGCGGCCGAGACTCGGGAGGCGATTCGATCAGCAACATCCCGATACATCAAGGATGCGGAGGCACGCGGCGCAACCGAGGCGGCCATGCAGGCGCGCCTGGTCCTCGATGAGTTTCAACTGGTCTGCCGGCGCAACTATGTCGACGAGATTGCGCGCGAGGACATTTTGCGTTTTCATGAGGCCCTGCGGAACCGGCGATGCGCACCGCGCACCGTGGCCAACAAGCACAAGCGGCTGCGGTCGTTTCTGCTCTTCGTCAAGGTCGATCGGGAGATTATTCCGCCCGTGCCGCGCTACGACGTGGAGTTGCCGACGATCTACAGCAAGCAGCAAGTTTCGGCGGCATTGCTGGCGGCAGACCCGTACATGCGGATTGTGATCGGCCTGGCGCTCAAGTGCGGCCTACGGGATCAGGAGATTGCGCACCTTGAATGGAAGGACATCGACTGGCACGATGCCGTTCTGCGCGTGCGGAGCAAGGCGGCCTACGGTTTTCGCGTCAAAGACTCGGAAGAACGAGACATTCCGATCCCCGACGATCTTCTGAAAGAGCTCGACGCTTGGCGCGGCCAGAACGCAGACGCGGTTCTGGTTGTTGGTGGCAAGGGCGATAAGCCGAACCGTCACCTGCTGCGCGATCTGAAGCACATGGCGAAAAAGGCTGGGCTGAACTGCGGCGTATGCGATGGGTGCGCGTCACCCTTGCAGGAGTGCCGCGAGTGGACGTTGCACAAATTCCGGCGCACTTACTGCACCACCCTGCTTCGCTCCCGGATCGACCTGCGCACGGTGCAATCCTTCATGGGCCATGCGGACATGGCCTCTACGATGCGTTACCTGCGACCAGCCTCCAGCAAGGAAGTACGGGAAAAGATGAACGCGGTCGATTTCGGGTAACCGATCCTTGCCCACTTGGCAGGGGCCGAGTTGCTGTATGTGTGTACACATTGTATACTCAATCAGGGTGAATATATGGCGACAGGGTTGGTACATATTCGTGTGGATGGAAAAGTGAAGGCCGAGGCCGCGAAGGCTTTGGCTTCAATGGGGATGACTGTTTCTGACGCTGTGCGAATTTTGCTGACTCGCGTGGCGGCCGAGAAGGTTTTTCCCTTCGAGCTTCGAAGCCCGAATCGTGAAACCGTGGCGGCAATGAAGGCAGGAAACCGTGGCGAGGTGTCCAAGGCCTCCAGCGTTGCGGCGATGATGGCGGCTCTGAATGCGGACGACTGAGTGGACAGCAGCTTTCAAGCGAGACTACAAGCGCACGAAGACAACACCACGGCACAAGGATATTGAAACAGTGCTGCTTTCGGTTTCCAACAAGTTGGCAGCGGACGAGCTGCTCAAAGAGAAGTATCGCGATCACCCCCTGGGCGGTAACTGGAAAGATCATCGCGAGTGCCATTTAAAGCCTGACCTGCTGCTGATTTATAAAAAGCCCGATGATAAGACCCTGCGCTTTGTGCGCATGGGGTCACACAGCGAGTTGTTCAACCAATAGCCCGCATGAGCCGGGCTTTTTGCGTGTAGGTCAAGGAAGTGTGCGAAAAGGTCAATGCCGTTGACTTCGGATGAAACGAGAGGTTAGGCTACGCGGATCTCCAGCGTTTTGTTCAGTGCTTTCAGTGCCGCAGCAATGCCGTCGATTTTCGAACCATAGCGTAGATCGGTCAGGCGAGTGACTTCTTGCGGTCTCACCTTCATACGGCGCGCCAGTTCTGCCGGCCGCACCTTCTGCAGTACCATTTCATTCAGCAGCAGGATCTTCGCGGACAACGATGAGGAAACTTCCACGCAGCGCTGTCCCCGCTTTGCCTGTGAAGGCGAAGGAACCTGATGCCGATCCTCGAAATAGAAATCCATGGCCGACTCCAAGGCATCCTTTGCATGATAGAGAGCGTCTTCAATGTTCTCTCCGTAGGTGATCGCCTCTGGAATGTCGGGAAACGTCACCGTATAGCCGCCTTCAGGTTCCTTCTTGAGCTTGACAGGATATTTCATTGCGTTTCCTCCGTTACTTTAACCCGAGTTGCTTTTTGATGGCGTTCACGGTTCCGGCAGGCAATTCTTTTGCGTGCATCGGGATAATCGATTTCTTGCCGTTCAGAACCACGTGAAAGTGAGAGCCTTTCGCTGGCGTAAATGTTGCTCCCAACTTGACTAGCCACCGCTTCAGCTCGCTGCTCTTCATGGTTTAAAGATAAACGAAAACGTTTATCTTTGCAAGCCGGAATTTTGCCTGAGACTCGTTGATAAGTGCGATCACCTAAAATGATGAAAATCCAGATGTTTCACAGGGGAGTATATGGGCATGCTGTCATGGCTATTTGGTCGCAAGGATGCGGCTTTAGTTCAACCGTCCGTCAAGAGCATTTCCGCCAATTCGCCCGTCCCACGCAAGCGCATGGACGATCGAGATATAGCTTGGAGAAACTTCAATAAGGAACTGCTGAGGCACGCCACAGACAAGAACATGGGGTTGTATGTAAATGTCCTTTTGAATATGGGTATTCAACTCCGCAAAGAAGAAAAGCACGGTCAAGCTGTACGTAAGTTTCTAGAAGTTCTGTATTTAGATGCGAGCGGTCCTTGCAATTCCAATGGCGCCGTAAAGTGGACTCCTGAGACCACAATTATCGCTCCAGGCGTTGTTGAGTGGGCCTGTCGCTCTGCTCTCGAGGTCGGCTATGGTCTCGAAAAAATAGAGGAAGTTTTTATGCAGGCGGCAGAAGTGCAACGCAAGGCTGTGCAGCCGGTATTCGCTCCTGCCGGTGCATGGAAGAAGATAAAACCCGCCATCAGCGTTGTCTATGAGGTCTGGAAGGCCAAACATGACGCTGCGATTATTAGGGCTGAAAAGCGAGAGCAAAAAGAAAAAGAGAAAGCTGGCAGAGCTGCTTTGAGAACCGAAAAAGCAGCCCTGAAGGCCATGCAATCAGCAGAGGCTCCCAAAACTCGCAAGAGGCGCAAAAAGCCAGAGCTTGAATCGTAGTCCTTTTACTTCTTCGGTGACTCGCTGAACCAGCCGAGGACGCGGCCGACGATGCCGTCGCCGTCCAACTCGGAGAGCGGCATCACGTCGTAGCGCGGGCTGACGTGATAGGCCACCAGAATGTACATCGACTTGGTGCGGCGCAGAAACTTGATGGTGATGCCCCCATCGACCCGCGCGGCCACCAGGGAGTTCACCAGCTTCTTGGGGTCGCGCTGACTCACATCAATAAAGACAACCGCTCCTGACAGAATCAACGGTTCCATAGAGCCACCCTTGACGCGGATGGCCACCACGTTGCCGTGGCCGTCGCGGAAGAGGCTGAGTGGCATGTCGAGCGTCGTCTCGATTTCTCTTTCGTCCACCATGCGCGGCGTGCCTGCGGCAGCCGGATCATGCAACAGGTTCACGCTCAATGCCGGACGACCGTCTGTTGACGAGTTTGGTTCGGATTGCGAGACGAAAGCGGACAGGCCCGAGGCATCTAGGAGCTGGCGTTTGAGGGTCTCATTGGTGGTAAGCGCTGCGATTTTAACGAGGTTATCGTTGCTGGGATTTTTCTTCCCGCTTTCCCAGGCGGCAATAATACCCTGTACAACTCCGATTTTCTCGGCAAACTGTATCTGAGTCATTCCAAGTGACTTGCGGATAGACCTAATCGGAGAGTCTAAACCAATATCTCTCATAGAGTTTTCTCCTTGAAAACTATCTCTTCTAGAGATATTCTGTACTCACTCCCGTAAAGAGTGAGGTTCAAATGCGAAGCAAATCCAATTTTAACGGCCAAACCTCAGAAGAGCGCCAGCTTATTGCTGAGCAGCAGTTTATCCGGCTGCGCAAGCTGAACTACCGCGCTATCGGTCGCCGATTGGGGTGCTCGTCCAACACGGTCAAGCAGGTGGCGCTGGGAATCAACCTGAACGAACGCGTGATGGAAGAGCTCCTCAAAGAGTGGCGAGAGGTCAAGGACCGCACGACTGACTACGAGTTCTGGAGGGCAGCATGACCGGCGATATTGCCTCCCTTATCGAACAGCATCGTGGCGGTATGACCGTCAAGTGCTTGAGCGAGATCACAGGCATTGCCTCGCCCACGCTCTACGCGATGGCCAGAGACAACCGCATTCCGGCGGTCAAGGTCAGCACCCGGGTGATTTTCGATCCGGCCAAGGTGGCCGCTTGGTGGCGCAGCAAAGAAGCCGCCTAAACCGCAACAGCAGCACTGGAGAATGACATGACACAGAGCATTGATCTAGAGACCGACCTTGTAACCCCAGCCTCGGAAGAGGAGCGCAAGGCCGCTTGGCTGGCCGAGCGCAAGACCTGCATCACGGGAACGGAGATCAGTGCGATCTTCGGCCTATCCCCGTGGATGAAGCCCATCGACGTGTGGGCCGACAAGAAAGGCTTTCGCGAGCCCATCCCCGAAACCCCTCAGCTCCGCGCAGGCAAGCGCTTCGAGCGCGCCATTCTTGAGGAGTATTCGGCGATCAACCAGATTCCCCTCGATTTCGCTGATCACTACCAACTGATCAAAGTTCCCGGCTTCCCCTTGCTGGGCGCGACGCTGGATGCGCGCTGGACCATCGGGGACCGCCGCCCGGTCGACGCCAAGAATCTGCGCTTCAAGGATGACGCGTGGGGCGACGACGGATCGAGCGAGTTCCCGGACTACTACCGCATGCAGCTCCACGTGCAGGCCATGGCCTGCACGACTCCTGCCGCCGAGCTGGCACCGTGCTTCAGTGGGCAGGACTTCTACCGCTACATCCTGCCGCACGATCCCGAGGTCGACGACCTGCTGAAGGAAGAGGCCGAGCGCTGGTGGAAGAAGCACATCATCGACGGCGTGCAGCCGGAACCGGATGGATCAGAGAGTTTCACCACCTACCTGAAGACGCGCTTCAAGCGGAACAAATTGGATCTGATCGAGGCCACGGACGAAGCCCGCGAAATCATCGACGGACTCAAGCTGGCCAAGGACGAGCTCGCACAGGCCGAGCAAAAGAAGGCCCTGGCCGAGCAGAATCTCAAGCTCCTCGTTGGCGACCACGAAGGCATTGCCGGCCTCTGCACTTGGAAGAGCAACAAGGACAGCGAGAAGACCGACTACGAGGCCGTGACGATCAAACTGCGTGATCGGCTCGAGTCAGCCATCGGCATGAAGGACGCCTTTGACCTTTTCCAAGAATCCAAGCTGGACAACACCAAGACCGCGCCGGGCGCCCGCGTCCTGCGGCTTAAGTAGGAGGCTGTAATGGCAGAACAAACCGCAGCATTGACGTATACGCCAAAAGAGACGGCCATCGCCAAGGTGACCGAGACGGCGTCAACCGCCCTGGCCGCGCAAGCCAAGGCTACCATCGAAGCCCGGTACATCATGGCCGAGCGTAACCCTCGTGACTTCGACGTGGTCCGAGAAAAGCTTCTCAAGGATTGCAACCGTCCGAGTTTTGCGGCGGTGGCTATCTATCACAAGCCCATCGGCAACGGTGTTGAAGGACCGAGTATCCGGTTTGCTGAGGCCGCGCTTCGGGCCATGGGCAACGTGGATGTATCGACCCAGACGGTCTACGACGACGACGATCGGCGCATCGTGCGCGTGAGTGTTACCGATCTGGAAGCCAATCTCCCATACTCCCAAGACGTGACCATCACCAAAACGGTAGAGCGCCGCAAGCTGGCCAAGGGCGACACACCGCTCCGCACCCGCCTCAACAGCTACGGCGACACGCTTTACATCCTGCCGGGCACCGATGACGACATTCTCAACAAGCAAGGCGCGTTGATTTCGAAGGCCGTTCGCACCTTGGGTCTCCGCATCGTCCCAGGCGACTTGATTGATGAGGCCATGGCCGAGGTCCGCAGCACCCAGCGCCGCAAAGACGCTGAAGACCCAGACGCCGCAAAGCGCAACCTCTTCGACGCTTTCTCCGCGCAGGGAGTGACGTCGGAACAGCTTAAAGAGTATCTAGGGCACGCGGGCGCCACTCTTAACCCAAAAGAGCTTTCCGAGCTTCGGGGTCTGTTTGCAGCACTCAGGGATGGCGAGACGAGTTGGCGGGAAATCATGGATGCCAAGAAACCACCTGCATCGGGTACCGGTGCGCCCCAAACCGCAACCAGCGGCCAAGGCGGTGAGCATTCGCTCAAGGATGCGCTGAAAAGCGCCGCCGGACGCCAGCGAGCCGAGCAGCCTGCGGCGCAGCCGGAAGCTCATCACGCTGCTGGTTCCGAAGACGACCAATTCTTCAACTAAACCGAACTGACAAGACGGGGCGGCCTTGCACTGCCCCGCGCCAAAGAAACGAGGATGACATGGCAACAGCCGAGATAATTCCAAGCGAAACGGCCCTGGCGATTGTCGACAAGGGTGAACTGTTCGAGGCAACAATTCCCGCCGAGAAGGCACTCACGATCTTCACCGACGAGCGTGCGGCAGAAATCATCATCGAGGGCGTCCGCACGTTGGCCAACGAAGCGCCCGAGGCGGCAATCGTCGACCTCACGCTGAAGAAGAACCGGGCGGCAATCAACTCGCTGGGCTACAAGGTCACGCGCTCCAAAACCGCCATCGACGAGATCGGCAAGAAGGTCGCTGCCGACCTGAAGGAGTTGCCGAAGCGCGTCGACGCCACGCGCAAGGCGATCAAGGAAGGCCTCGATGCGCTGGCGGCCGAGATAAAACAGCCAGTCGCTGCCTACGAGGCCCGCATTCAGGCATATCAGGATAGGCTCGACTGGATCTGGAATCGGCCGCTGACACTGACCAACGCAAACGCATCCAGCGCAGAGATCGAGGCCGAGCTGAAAAAGGTGAATGAACTGCCGACCTCTGCGGAAGAGTGGAAGGAGTTTCACGGCCAAGCGCTCAATGGCATTCAGGAAACCACCTCTGCTCTGGCTAAGATGCTGGGCAACAAGCAAAAGCAGGAAGCAGAAGCTGCCGAGCTGGCTCGGTTGCGCGCCGAAAAGGAAGAGCGCGAGAGCCGCGATGCTGCCGAGCGGCAGGTCCGCGAAGGAGCGGAGAAGGCCCGCAAAGAGGCTGAGGAGTCTGCGCGCCGTGAGCGTGAAGCGGCCGAAAGCCGAGAGCGTTCCGCGCGCCTTGCCGCCGAGAACGCTCAGCACGAAAAGGAACTGGCTGAGCAGCGAGAGCAACAGGCAAACGAGCAGCTTGCGCAGCTCAAAGCGCAGATGGAGGCCACGCAGCGCGCCATCGGCGTTCCCGCTCCCCACCAGACCCTGGCCGATCCCGAGCCGAAGGTCGAAGTCGTTGGTAAGAAGGCCATCACACCGACCACTATCGACGGCCTTACCCACCGCAAACAGATCAACACCGAAGCCCTGGCCGACATCATGACGGTGCTGAACGAAGCAGACCTAAAAACGCCAAGCAACAGTTTCCATCCTTGGGCCAAGGCCATCGCCATCGCCATCATCAAGGGCCAGATCCGTCACGTTTCGATCGCTTACTAGAAAGGAGCATTCCATTGCATTTGTCACCGCTCAAGCCGCCCACACAGCGCGAAGAGATTGCCCGGCTAAAGGTTTCCTTGCGGTTGATTGCCACGCTCATGGACATCAGTCGCAAGGTCGAGGTCGAGCGGCCGGCAATCATGGTCACCTATGCCGCGTTCGGACTGCACTTCCCGGCCTCTGCGCCGAAGACGCCGGCGCAGCTCATGTGCTGCATCAACGTCCTCGAGGCTCAGCCCTGGATGCGCCGCAAGGCCTTCGAGTTTCTGTCGCGCCTTGCCGATTCCGACTGGCCCTACCTCATCGCGCAGTGGCACCGGCTTGAGCCGCAGGCAATCGAGGAACTGAACTGGGTTGCCGATCCCGACCTCTACGCGCCGAAGACGCACGCCATGTTGCAGGCAATCACCGCGCACCGGTGTACCAAACCTCACTGCTCCCACCCGCGCGAGCTGCACGTTGCGCCGCCGCGCGGCAAGGGCGAGTACGGCAGATGCACCGTGGATGGCTGCAATTGCGAGTTTTTCAAAGAGCACGAGCTGGGCGGTGCGCAATGACAGCTTTCGAGAGTCCGCAGATACCGCTCAAAGAGGCTTACCTCTGCGCTGAGTGCAACACGATTGCCTCCGTCGCTGAGCACTGCCCGCACTGCGCAAGCAAGTCGGTGCTTCCGCTGCGCGCCGTATTGAACCGCACTCAGACGCCTGCACAAAACCCGAAAAGGAACCGATAGAAAAATGCGCTCTTATCCCTGGCAATTCGACCAAAAGAACTACACCGATGCGTATCTCCTTGGCTGCGTGAGCGAAGAATGCGTGCAGAACTCGATTTTGCAGCTTCTGACGGCTGAGCACATTCCGGCGCTTGCCACCGATGCCGGTGCAAAGAAGGTGCGCGGCGCTATCGCTCGGCGGCTGGCGGCGGCCGGCGCCAAAGAGGTCTTCAAGCTGGTCGCGGGAACGCAAGGCGCAGCCTACGCGGGTTTGCCCGACATCATCGGCACGCTTCCCGGCGGCCAGTCGCTCTACATCGAAGTCAAGGCTCCAGCTTGGTATCGGATCGGCTGCGGCAACCGGATGCGGTCCGCGCGCGAAGCCGGCGAACCCACCAAAGAGCAGCTTGCATTTCTCGACACGATGGCCGAAGCCGGTGCCGTCTGCATGGTGGCTTGGTCAAGTCTCGACGTTGAAGACGTACTCTCGCGGCTCGTCGGCCAGACGTCGCGCTAAACAGGTTTTTCTTACAACACACCACACGAAGGAGACAGAACAGATGAAGCAACCAGAAGAGATGACCATTGCGAACCTCGACGGCGGTGGCTTGATGGAGCTGGCCACGCGCGAGTTCCACAAGATCTGCGACAACGTAGCCGACCCGAACGTGCGCACGGATGCCACGCGCAAGTTGACCATCAACATCGAAGTCAAGCCGGACCGCAAAGGCCAGACGGCCGACGTGGCCTATTCGGTCAAAAGCACGCTGGTCGGCCCCGACAAGGCGAAGACCACGGCCTTCATCGCGCAGGCACCTGGCTCGCAGGACATTAGCCTGTTCGGCGTCGACGTGCGCCAGGGCGATCTTTTCCCAGAAGGCGAGGAGCAGGGCGGTCCCGTCGCGGTTCCTTCCAAGGCAGTCAACCAGTAGCAGCAACCAGGAAACGAGTTTCCTAGAAATGGAGTTTGCAGCATGAGCAGTTTGATTCAGGGCAGCGATGAATTGGTCAAGACACTGACGGGCCTAGCCGAGGTAAAGACCTTCGACCTTACCGACACGCATGGCATCAAGGCTACATACACAAGCGAACAGGTGCACGAGGTCGAAGCCGAACCTCCTTCGCAGCTCTCCACCGTGTCAGTGCATACCCTTGACGGCTTTGTCGATCTGGTGAAGGAAAAGCTGGACGGCATCCAGAACGTAGATGGCACGTATCTGGTTCACGTCGTCGATCACAAAAACGTACAGCTCAAATCGCTCACTACCGATGCCTGGGGCCGTCGCTTGACGCTTATCGCAGCGTCACCTGTCGAGACCGATCCATTTCCGTTCGGAAAATTTCTCGAACAGGAGCTTTTCGTGATTCAGGTCGCGGCGAAGTTTGCTGACGGTGGCGACAAGGACTATGTGCTCGATCTGGCTTCTTCGCTGACGGCCGAGGCTACAACAAACAACAGCGACAACGGTTTTGTGCAGGGAGCTACCGTCAAGCGTGGCATTCGCATGAAGGAAAACATCACGCTGAAACCGCGCGTCAACCTCCTACCCTACCGCACATTCCCAGAAGTCGCGCAGCCAGCCAGCGATTTCGTTTTCCGTGCACGCTCAGTTGACGACCAGCAGCCGCCCGAGCTGTTGCTGATCGAAGCTGACGGCGGCAAGTGGAAGGTCGACGCGATCAATGAGGTCGCGCGCTACCTGCGCACTGCTGGCCTCGAAATCCCTGTCATTTCGTAATTCACAACCCAGTGCCGGCTTGCCGCCGCAGGCCCGCAAACCACCCAAAGGGAAAAATAGATGGTAAACATGCCCTGGTTCCGCCTCTTCAACGAAATGCCCAACGATCCGAAATGGCGAGTAATCGCCCGTAAGTCGGGGCGCACTATCGCTGAGGTTCAGGCGGTCTACCTGCAGCTTCTGTCGTCGGCCAGCGCGAATGCAGATCGCGGAACCGCCAGCATCAGCAGCGAAGATATTGCCGCCGCATTGGACATTGAAATTGAAAACGTGGATAGCATTCGCGAGGCAATGCAGGGACGAGTCTTAGAGGGTGACGAGGTGACTGGGTGGCGCAAGCGCAATCCGGCGCGAGAAGACGACAGCGCAGAACGCACGCGTGAATACCGCAAGCGCAAACAATATGTGACGCAATGTGACGCAGAGCAAAAACATGTGACGCAATGTGACGCTAGAGGAGAGGAGAGAAGAGAAGAATTAAGTACTTCCCCCTCTCGCGTGCGCGAGGCCGAGCGGCCATTTCCGGCCACCGGCCAAGACCCCGACGCTGGTGCGGAGCTCACGCTCGCCGCAGCGCTCTTCGACGAACTGGCCGTCCCGAGCGACTTCGGCACCCGCGATGTCGCAGCCGACGCCATTCGGCAGCACGCCAAGGCCACTGGCGGCGTCAAGCAGGCCTTCGAGCAGATCCTTGCAGCGGCTAGGTCCGCGAAGATCCGCGGTGAAACGATCAACCGCTTCTGGTTCACCGACCAGCGCTACAACCCAGCCGCGCAGGAGGGCGGTACGCATGGAAACAGTCAGCGAGGCGCAGCTCATGAGCGCGTTACAGCCAGCAAACGAGCTCTCGACCAGGCGCTTGCCAAACGCGGAATCGATTCGTCTGGCGGTGATGCTGGGCCAGATGGCGGACCGGTACCCGCACCAGGACCTGGCGGATTCGATGGAGGGCTACCTGTGGGACTTCGAGCAGTTGGCTATGCGGTACTCGATGGCCGAGGTGGCACAGGCGTTGGCGGAATGGCGCATCACACCGGAGGCACGGTTCTTCCCGCGACCGGATGAGATCGCCACGACCATCTGCACGCGGCGCAACGAGTGCGCCCGGCAGGCTGAGGCTGACGCAAGAGAGCGCCGCCGGCAGACTGAGCGAGAACGGCGCATTCAGAGATTTTGGCGTGACATTTTGCCGGACCGGATGGCGCGGTTCGGATGGACCGAAGAAGAAACACTTACCCGCTTTCCAGAGTTTTGCGGAACGAAACCACGGAGATAGATATGCAAGACGGAATTTACATCGACACGCACCGGAATCTGGTGCTTATGGGCTTCAAGAACGGAAGCCGAGAACTCACGGTCGAGATCGACGTTCGAGGCGCACGGCTGGTGGCACTCCAGCTTATCACCGCCGCGAACAGCATCGACCACGCAGACGAGCGGAAGGAGGCGGCAGATGAACAGATCCCCGTTGCATCGTAAAACGCCCCTCCGCGCCAAGCGGTATCCCGAAAAGAAACCCCGTCCGCGCGGTCGGCGGCGCTTCCCGCGCAAGGTCGAGAAGGTGCCACGAGTTTGCATCGGCGACCGCCAGTTCGAGGGCGAGCTCGAAGACGCGAAGGGGCGCCCGTGGCTTCGCGTGATGCGCGACGGTCGCCACGTCCTCAACCAGCGAACCCATGCGGGCTGGCTCGAATATCGTGCGCGAGTTGAGCGCATGTGGATGCGTCAGGAAGGTATCTGCTGCCTGTACGGCATCGCCCCGGACTGTCCCGGCGCGCTTACCATCAGCGAGGCCACCTTCGAGCACGAGCATTGCCGGGGCGCAGGTGGCGCGTGGAGAGATGATCGCACCGAGATCAACGGCCGGTGGCTCAACGGCGCGGCGCATTACGGCTGCAACTCATGGAAGGGATCGAGGCACATCACGTACAACGAGCAGATTCAGGAAAGGAGCAAGCGGTAATGCTTGAGACGCTCGACTTCGCCATCGGCACAAGAGGCGAGAAATGGCATGCGGTATGGCGCAACGCGCCCGACGGGCAAATGGAGGGGCCGGCGCGCGAAACAAAACAGGAAGCACTGCGGGACATCGATAACATCACATCTTTGGCAAAGCGGGTATTCCGCAAGCTGTTTCCGCACTGCATCATCAACGTCGGAAGGGTTCAATGAGCGACCTGATCCCGCATCTGCGCTCCTGCTACTTTCGCCAAGTCGCCGCCGGAACCAAAAAAGAAGAGTTTCGGCGCGTGACCCCGTACTGGGAAATTCTGATTTATCATATACAGAAATCCGTATACCTACATTTTCGAGGAATCATAATAGTGCCTTTACCTGCAGGGGACCGAAAAGAGCTTATCTGCCGCGCGCACATTTCAGCACTTGCCGCTATGGCAGGTGTAATGCTAGTTCCTCCAAGAGAATTTGACTTCGGAGTTGACGGAACCTTTCGCACAATGGAAGTACGACCAGAAGGGCGTCATTGTGAAACAGGGTTTGCTCTAGATTTTCAGGCAAAAGCTTCGGTAAAGTGGATTCAGAAAGATGGGTTCATTATTTATGACTTGGAATGCAAGAATTACAATGACCTCGTCAGTCGTAGCCATGCGGCGACCACGCTCATTTTAATTCTTCTCTGCCTTCCTAGGGACCAAAGAGATTGGCACGAAATTTGGCCAGGTAAGCAGAACGTGGCAGATGGAGCAACCCTTCTCCAGCACGCATGTTATTGGCTGCAGTTGGAGAAAGGGCCTACTGCCGATGGCAACACGAAGCGTGTGAGATTTTCTATTAAAAACTGTCTCACGCCAGCTGCTCTTTTAGAAATAATGGAAAATGATCGAGCTGAAAGAGAGGCGCGCTTTGAAGATTGACGATATAGATCTTCTAAAACTTGAGTCATTGCCGCTGAACTCAGTTCGCAGATTCCTTCAAGTTAAGGGATGGAGGAAAAGGCGTTTAAAAAACGATGTACTGCCGAATGAACTCGGCGCTCATTCCTCATCGGATGCCCTGGACTTCTTTGTCCTGGAGAGTTGTGGGATACCAAGCTTGCAACTCGCTCTTCCGTCAAATCAAAAAAGTCCTGAACGAGTCATGAGACTTCGGGATGTTGTGCGAACACTGTCTCAACTGGAAGATCGATCTCCAGAAGAAGTGTTATCGGCCATCTTTACAGTTGGTTTTGATGTCGTGCGTTCTTCTATTCCATCGGAACTCGTATTCGATGATTCTATTCAGATGGAAATGGCAACAAGTTTTGTGCTGGGAATGAAGACGCTCTTAGCGTCAACTGCAACCACCGAGATTAACCCCACGCCATTTTTTCGGCGGCTGCGAAAAAATGGCGTAGCCTACGCCAATTCATGTCGGTTTGGGCATACGTATAGAGGCAGTTTCGGATTTACTTTAGAATCGCCTCTTGTCCCTCCGGCTGAGAATGATCTGTTTGATAAAGCTCCGGTTCCCTTCGAGCGAAAAGTTGTTATGAGGCTAATACAAGGGATGCGGCTTGCGTTCAAAGCTGCTGAAGAAGGAAACATCTCACCTATCGTTCAGGGCGTCGAATTGGGACTGTCAGCGAACGGCTGCGAAGATTTAGCAACTCTGATCGAGCAGGTCAGCCCCAAAGGATTATCGTTCGGATTCACTCTAAGTCCTGCAGTACCTACAAATATGCCACCTGAGCGCATGGAATTCAAGGTGGCAGCTGAACATGCACAGCTTCTTCAAGAAGCAGCTAGAGAGCTTCGAAGAGAGGACTTTCAGATTCCAGTCCGAATATCTGGTCGCGTTATCCGCCTGCAAAATGAATCTGATCCAACTGATCTTTCAGCAACTACCGGACTACATGAAATCGCAGTATTTTGGGAGAGTAAGGACTTGGGAGATCTTTCCGTGAGCGTTGACCTCAGTCCAGAAGAATACTTGGCAGCTGTCTCAGCTCACGGTTCAGGGAGACCTGTGTACATTTCTGGCGATCTTGCCAAAAGGGGACATCGGTGGAAACTTCTTCAACCAAAGGACTTTCGAATATATCAGCAGGGCGGACTTGATCTCACATAACTTTATCTGACGCATGATGACGACGGCAGGCGAGAAAAGTCCAACTCGCATGCTCAGTACACTGATAATTGGTGGCACAATCAGTGCGTTCTGCTTTCGAAACAAGGGCCGCGCGACGGAGGCAACCCTAAACCTGAACAAATGCACTTTCTCGGCATGGCCGGAGACGTGGGCGCTATGATAATACAAAACATCATCAATTGGAGGTAAGTAATTGAATATTAGCGATGTCACGGAATTCAAGACCGTAAATATTCCGCTCGGTGCGACGCCTGCGGAAAAAGCTCAGATCGCAGTGTTGAATCAAATCGTCGTTCAGATTGCACAGCTAAACAAAAACCTTGTCGGCATCGGACAGAGTGTCGCTAAATTGGGCAATGAAGTAGAGAGTGTCCGTATGCACGGAATCGCAAAGCGGCCGTAATGAAGACCTACGGCTTTAGCTGGAAACGCTTGCTCGGCATCACGGAGGCCCGCCAGAAGATCGCGCGGGCCACGGGCATCCCCACAACACGCGCGGGCCGCCGACGTAAGGCGGGAAACCTCCTGCTCAGCCTGTTGTTCGGCGCACCCAAGCGGGGCCGACGGAAGAAGTCTCTCTTCTAGATCGAGATTTTTACAGATCACCGTTTCACCCTCTTTACCTCTGAAAAATTGTGCGTTTTTCGCTCTAAACTGCCCTTGAAATGGCAAAAAGAGCGAAAAACGCAACGCCTTGGCAGAATCGCATCGTCGCCCACACCGACGAAGATCCCGCGCAACTTCTTGCGCATCCTCTCAACTTCCGACGTCATCCCGGCGCACAGCGCAACGCACTCCGCGGATCGCTGAACGAACTTGGCTGGCTCAAGAGCGTGCTGGTGAACAAGACCACCGGCCATGTCCTCGACGGTCATGCCCGCGTCGAAGAGGCGCTGAGCAAGGGCGGCACTGTGCCGGTCGATTGGGTAGAGCTGACGCCGGAAGAAGAGCGGCTGGCCCTGGCCGTGCTTGACCCGATCAGCGAGATGGCTACGCGTGACGATGAAGCGCTAGCCGGGCTATTGGCTGAGGTCGAAACACAGGATGAAGGTCTCGCTGAGCTGTTGCGCAGTATGGCAGACGAAGCGGCCGATGGCCTTCTTGGCGAAGAAAAGCCCGAGAAAGACAAGCTTGTCGACGAGATCGGTGTGGTGATTCCCTGCGCAGACGAAGCCGAGCAGATGACAATCCTTGCCAAGCTGCAGGCGGTCGGACTCCCGGCTTCACTGGCCACGATCAAGGGCAAGAAGGGCGCAAAGAAGCCCGGCACGGCCATGCGCTGCGAAAGTCAGATGGTGCAGTAATCGAACCCCATAACAGGAGCGAACGATGCAGAAACTCACAGGGGCAAAGCTCTCGAAGAAGGACAAGATCGTCAAGGCGCTCGGACTGCGGACAGGCGGCGCGAGCTACAGCTCTATCGGTGATGTCCTCGGTATCTCGAAGACGCGAGCTTATGAGCTGGTCATGGAAGGTCTTGAGCAGATCGAGAAGCAGACACACGAGACGGCCGAGAAGGTGCGCGGTCTGGAGCTGGGGCGACTCGACGGCATCATCCTGTCGCACTGGCAGACGCGCGGCAACTGGAAGAGCGCCGAGGTTATCATCCGCGCCGGTGAGCGCCGCGCCAAGCTGCTCGGGCTGGACGCGCCGCAGAAAGTCGCCGAGACGGACCCGAACGGCGCTGCTCTGCTGCCCGCGCTGAACCTGGGTCTGCTCACGGATGCCGAGCTGAAGGAGATGGAGCGGATGTACGAGAAGGCTGGGGCGGTCCCGGCAGAAGGTGAGGCAAAGTGATCTACGCACAGTGCAAGTGTGGAAACCTGAAGAGCTGGTCGAGCATGGGAATTGCCTCGTGCGAAGTCTGCGAAAAGTGTGGCTCAACCCTTGGAACTGGCCCCGATTCGCACCCGGAGCCTACTGCGCATGAAGTCTACGCGTCGCTTAACCATGGCGTTATCCGCGCTACATGTTGCCGTTGCCATCGCGAAAGGCCTCTCGGCGAAGCAAAGAACCTGCTCGCGCTCGGCGAAGAGCTGGAGGCATATCGGAAAGCTCTCATAGCCGTTGCCTGACGTCATACCCACACTCGCAGACCTCCGTGCCGAACGCGCTCGCCGCAGCTTGGCCGAGTTCGTGCGCCAGGCGTGGTCGATCATCGAGCCATCGACGCCGCTGGTCTGGAACTGGCACATCGATGCTATCTGCGACCATATCCAGGCGCTGATGGAGGGCCGCCTCGCCCACAACAACCTGATTATCAATGTGCCGCCGGGCTCGATGAAGTCGACGATCCTGAGCGTCTGCCTGACGCCGTGGATCTGGATTCAAGACCCGGCCAAGGGTCACGACCTCGGCCCCGGTTGGCGCGGCATTCTGGCATCCGGCGACGAATCTATCGCGCTCCGCGACTCGATGAAGAGCCGCGACATCATCGAGAGTGAGTGGTATCAGAACAGCTTTCGGCCTCGATGGGGATTCGCGCGCGACCAGAACGCCAAGGGGCACTACAAGAACACCTCGACCGGCTACAGACGCGCCATGTCGGCTGGTGCACGCGTCACAGGCAACCGGGCGCATTGCCTGATCGTCGACGACCCGAACGATGCGCAATACGCCTACTCGAAGCCGCACCGCGACCAGATCACGCTTTGGTGGGACCAGGCCTTCGCCAACCGCCTCGCCGACATGCGCACCGGCAAGCGCATCATTATCCAGCAGCGCCTGCACGAAGAAGACCTGACCGGCCATATTCTCTCGGTAGAGCCGGAAAATTGGGAAGTTCTGATCATTCGCGAGGAGTACGAACGTCCCAAGGATGGCAGCGACGGCACGAAACCGGACCCCGACTGCAAGCCCACCAGCCTCGGGTGGCGCGATCCACGCACAGTTGAGGGCGAGCTGTTCTTTCCTGCCAGATTCCCTGAAACGGTGCTCACCGGTGAGCGCAAGCGTCTCGGGTCCGCTGGCTATGCTGGCCAGCACCAGCAGCGTCCGGCACCAGCAGAGGGGCAGATTTTCAAGCGCAAGACGCCCGACGGTCGTCAGTGTACCGCGACGTTCTCGCTCGAAGACAGCAGGCGCCGTATGGCCGAGATTGATCCGAACACTAAGCAGCCGATCAAGGTCTACACGCGCATTATCTTGTCTGCCGATACCGCATTCAAGGAGAAGGAGGAGAACGACTTCAGTGTTATTCTCGCTGTTGGTGAGCGCGCAGACGGCCGCGGCTGGGACTTGCTCGACCGCTGGAAGGAGAAGGCCAGCTATCCGGAGCTGAAGCTACAGGCGAAGGCCTTCAATTCAAAGTGGCACCCGCAGGCTTTCCTGATCGAGGACAAGGCCAGCGGCCAGAGCCTGATTCAAGAGCTTCGCCTGGACTCGGCGATTCCTCTGGTGCCGATCAAGGTTGACACCGACAAGGTAAGCCGCGCTCACGCGGTCGTTCCGACGTGGGAGGCTGGCACCGTCCACGTCGATCCCTCTTTGTCGTGGGTGTCCGACTTTCTCGAGCAGCTTTACGGGTTCCCGAAGCTGGCGCACGACGACGACGTGGACGCGTTCACGCAAGCGATGAACTACCTGCGCCACGGCTTCGAAGGCCAGGGCGTCTATGACCTCTATCGCCAGCAGTACGAGGCCATGATGGCAGGACAGAGCTAAATTTCTCCCGAAAACCTGTTTCATCCTCGCAGTAGCCGATTTTCCGCTCACCAGCGGCTTTACCGTGGGTTCATGTTTGGTAAAGAGCCACGCCTGACCGTACCGCCTGACGTTGCCGCATCGCTCGACCTCTACGCCGCAAAGCTGTCGGCCAGCCTCAATATGCCGGTCACGCGGCAGCAAGCATTCGAGCGCATGGTGCGCCTCTTTGGCCCCAAGGAGGGCGCGACGAATGGCCAGTAAGCTATCGATCAGCACCGTGGGCGCGCTTGCTGGCGCAAAGCTCCTTCCGATTGAGATGGACATGCTGGCCCAGGCCACCGGCCAAAAGCAGCAGTTCACCGGCGGTTGGTTCGGCCCAGGCGAGCCGATGCAAACGCAAGGGCCGGCCGACGAGAAGGGCCGTCAGTTCGATTACTCGACGCTGATCAATACCGGCCCGCGCCCGCGTGGCGAGGCTGGCGAGGATGCAATCGACTTCGAGACGTTGCGCCGACTGGCAGAACCGTCGCGCGGCGGCCTCGATCTGCTGCGCGGTGCGATCGAGACCTGCAAGGACCAGATGGCTGCGCAGAAGTGGACCATCAAGGGCAGGGACGGCAAAGACGGCGGCGACGAGGCCAAGCGTATCGCGGATCTACTTGAGCAGCCGGACGGCGTCAATGACTTCCAGACGTGGCAGCGCATGATTCTGGAGGATCACTACGTCATTGACCAGGTCTGCATCTTCCCGCGTAAGACCACGAAAGGCTATTTCCTCCCCCAGATCGTCGACGGCGGCAGGATCAAGCGCATCGTCGGCGAAGATGGCCGCGTGCCGCTGCCGCCGTTTCCCGCCTACCAACACCACATGCACGGCATGGCCGCATGGGACTACACAGCCGACGAGCTGATCGTGCGCAGCTACAACATGCGTTCGAACCGTATCTATGCGCTTGGCCCGGTCGAGCAGTCCGTGAATATCATCAACTTGGCACTGCGCCGGATGCTGCACCAGACCGAGTACTACACGTCTGGTTCGATCCCCGACGCGATTCTTGAGGCGGCTCCCGGCCTGAGCCCTGACCAGGTGAAAGACTTCCAGAACTGGTGGGATGCTTTGCTGGTAGGCCAGACAGCCATGCGGCGTCATGGAATCTGGGTGCCTGCCGGTACGAAGGTGCAAAGCCCAAAGCAGGAAGACCTTACAGGCGCGGTCGATGAGTGGCTGGCGCGCTTGATCTGCTGGATCTTCAGTGTCGCGCCACAAGCCCTCATCAAGCAGCAGAATCGCGCCACGGCGCAGACTGCCAAGGAGACGGCAGAGCAGGAAGGCATCGAGCCACGCAAGCTCTGGTTTCAGGGCTTCATGAACACCGTCATTCGCCGCTGCTATGGCGCAAAAATTTCCGCGTTTGCGTAGCGAGACGAAGAGATCACCGACCCGAAGACGAAAGCCGAGGTCTTTCAGATCATGCTCGGCGGCACTACGGGGACCGGAAGGGCGTGGATGACGCCCGATGAAGCTCGGCAGCAGGGGTATGGCATGGACCCGCTGACGGATGAGCAGAAGGAAGAGCTCAATCCGCCCGCGCCGGTTCCGCCCATGCTGTCCACAGGTCCGGAGGGCACCACACTGCCCGACGGAAAACCGGGGGCCGAAGGATTGGCCTCCTCTCAGAAGCCCCCGGCGAAAAAGCCCACGACCGTACCAGCGGCCGGACAGAAGAAGTCAAAAGGCTTGACGGTTCAAAAAAAAAAGAATGTGGTGACGCCCATCGACCGGGACCGGCCTTCGGTTACTGAGGCTGTCGCGGCAATTCGCGCAACCATGCTGGCGCACTTCGGCCAACAGAAGAAGGCGGCGCTTGCGGCTGTGGGCAGTGTATCGAAGGCCGACGGCCCCTTCGATGTGCTATCCAGCGACGACCAACTCAAGAAGTTGCAGAAGAAGCTACAGGAGCAGATCGACAAAATGGCCCAGGATGGCGCGCAGGCTGGTCTCTATCAGGTCGCGCATCTGATCATGCCGTCTGACGACGATGTCGACGAGGCGCTCGATAAGATGCTCTCACAGGCCAACGATAAGGCGGTCGAATACGCCAAGAGTCGCGCGGCCGAGTTGGTGACGCAGGTCGATGACACGACGCGCGACCGCCTGCGCACGTTGACGGCCCGGGCGGAAGAAGAGGGCTGGAGTAACGACCAACTGGCCGACGAGATCGAGGCCTTTAGCGGCTTCAGTGCCGACCGCGCTGAGATGATAGCGCGCACGGAAACTGCATTCGCGGACGTTCAAGGTAACTTGGCCGGATGGCAGGAGTCCGGCGTGGTCAAGGGCAAGCGCTGGCTGGTGGGCGCAGGATGCTGCGAGGACTGCGAAAAGCTCGATGGCCAGGTGGTTGCGCTCGACGAGCAATTCGAGCCGGAGGACGACGCCCCAATCGACGGACCACCTTATCACCCAAATTGCCGCTGCGACGTGGCGCCGGGCGTGATGACCGACGAAGAGCTTGATGAAGGAGACGAATAACATGCAATTTTATGCGGATGGAAGTTGCCCTCTTCACGGCTGCGAGCAGCGCGGCCACACTGTTTGTGAGAAGGCGAAAGACTGGATCGACCGGCTTGTCGCGCAGGCCGACGCGGTACTCGCCAACGCCAAGAACGTCATCGACGCCGATCAGGCCGCCGAGCTGAAAGCCACCCTCATCGAAGAGCACAGAACGCAGGCCGGATAATGCCGTTTCGACCTCGGGCGTGAGGTTGCAATCTTTCCGCTTCGCACTACACTGTCCCTGTCACTCATTCTCGTTTGGTGCTTACATGGCCTCCGTTCTCATGCGGAGGCCTTCTTTTTGCCCGCACCAGCTTACCTTTTTTCGAAAATGCCTTTTCAACCTCCTTGACAGCGCTTTTTTGATTTGCGCCGGTCTTACGCTTGCCTCTGAACAGCCACGAAGTGTGGCCAAAGGAGAGAAGCGGCATGGCGAAGTTCCGCTTGTTTGGCGAGATCAGCAAGGTCGACGAGCAGCCCGACGGCACGCTCCTTGTCTACGGCGTGGCCTCTACGCCGGCCAAGGACTCTGACGGCGAAGTCATCACGGCCGAAGCAATGAAGGGCGCAATCCCCGAGTACATGGAGAAGCGCCGCGCCGTGCGTGAGATGCACCAGTCGATCGCTGCGGGCGTTACCAAGGCCCTGACGGTGGACGACGACGGTAAGACTCACATTATCGCGCACATTGTCGATCCGGTCACCGTGAAGAAAGTCCAGACCGGCGTACTCAAGCAGTGGTCCGTGGGCGGCAAAGCCATCAAGCGTGACCCCCAGGACCTCAGTAAGATCGACAAGCTCTGGTTGCGCGAAGTGTCTCTTGTTGACATCGGTGCAAATGGTGGTTCCGATGTCGAAGGGTTCGAGGTCTGCAAGCTCGATGGAGATCCTGATGCGGCTATCGTACTTAGCACGTCGGCCGTTGACGAGCTGAAGAAGTATGACGGTTGCGAGGCCTACGACGCACAGACGGCGATTAACTGCATCACCAGTCTTCAGGGATTGCTCAACGTCGAATCCGGCGAAGACGAGCCGCCCGAGCAGGCCGAGGCCATCAAGGCGGCGCTTGAAAAGCTGAAGCAGTTTGTTGCCTCCGAGATCCTCGAGAAGCCCACTGACGAAGCTGCGAAGGCCGCAAAGGCATCTGGTGGCGCGGACGAACTCGCCAAGGCTGGTGCGACGCACTCGGCCGAGACCAAGAAAAAGCTTAAGGAAGCCGCCGACCATCTCAAGGCCGCGCATGACAGTCTCTCCGGCATGATCGGCGACGACGGCGCTAGCGACGGCGACACGAAGAAGGTCGACAGTGGCGCGCAGACGGAAGATGCCATCGCAAAGGTGGCCGGTTTGACGGATGAGCTGACCAAGGCACAGACCGAGCTTACTTCGACCAAGACCGAACGCGACGAGCTGAAGGGAGAACTCGCGAAGGCCGAAGGCGCAGCCAAAGTTTTCAAGGATGAGCTCTTCAAACGCGGCGTGCTGAAGGCCGTCGACAAGGGCACGGACGGTGCCGGCATCGAAAAGGCGCAGACGGACGAGGGGGCCAACACCAAAGACCCGCTTGAGCTGGTCAAGGTTGCCCAGCGCAACGGAGTCATAATCCCTCGCCGCTAAGCGAGGCAGTAGCAGCACATGAAAGGGAGGCTCATTTTTATGAGCGTTGTTGACACTTTGGACGAAGTAAAGAAGGCGCTTTCCTCGCGGGCGCCGGACGACATTCAGAAGGCGATCACGCAGGGCACTGGCCTCGTTGCCTACGACCTGCAAGCACCCGCCAAGAACGTGTACCCGATCACCACGCCGATCCGCAATAAGGTCCCGCGCGTGGGTGGTGGCACCGGCACGGCGACCAACTGGAAGGTGGTCTCGGCGATCATCGGCTCGGGTTTCAGTTCGATGCCGTGGGTGCCGGAAGGCCAGCGCTCGGCCGCCATGAGCTACGTGACTGCGAACAAGGCAGCCAGCTACGTGACGCTGGGCGAGGAAGACTACATCACCCGCGAGGCAATCAACGCCGCCAAAAACTTCGAAGACGCCAAGGCTCGCATGGTCATGCGCTTGCTTCAGAAGACCATGGACAAGGAAGAGTCGGCTATTTTGTTTGGCAACAACTCGCTAGCTCTCGGTACTACGCCGACGCCGACACTGACGGCCTCCGGTACGAGCGGCACGTTGGCTGCGGCCACCTACTACATCGCCGCCGTGGCCATCACCTACGAGGGCTATCAGCAGCAGAGCTCCATAGCTGGTCTTGCACAGACCAAAACCATCACTGGCATGGACGGGCAGACCTTCACGCTGAACGGTGGCACGGCCGCACCGAGCGCACAGGCGTCCTTGGCTGTCACTGCTGGTCAGTCACTTACTGCGACGGTCACGCCGGTGCGCGGCGCGGGCGCGTATGCGTGGTATGCGGGTTCCAGCGCCGCGACCGCGTGCCTCCAGGGCATCACCACGACCAACACGATTTCGTTCTCCGCGCAGCTCTCGACCGGAACACAGTTGTCGACGGCTCTTACCGCTACCGACAACTCGACGAACTCTCTGGCCTTCGATGGTTTGTTCGCCGCCGGCCTGAACTCCTCGAGCGGTGCGTACTACAACCCCCTCGGTGCGCAGTTGACCTCTGGCGGAAATGGCAACGTCAACGAGATCGATGCAATGCTGCTGGCCATGTGGAACCAGTACCAGGTGTCGCCGACCGTGCTGTATGTCAATGCGCAGCAGGCCAAGGACGTCAAGAACAAGGTGCTCAACGGATCGAGCGCGCCCCTGCTTCGCTATACGCAGAACGGCACGTCCGATCAGGCCTTCGGCATCGTGGCCAACGGGTCTATCAAGAGCTACTTCAACCCGTTTGCACTTGATGGCGGCATGGAAATCCCGATCAAGATCCATCCGAAGCTGCCGGCTGGTGCAATCCTGGGCTACTGCGACAACCTGCCGGTGCAGTACCAGAGCACTGAGGTTCCCAACCTGATCGAGATGAAGACGCGCGCCGACTACTACCAGATCGATTGGCCGATGCGCACCCGTCGCGAGGAAGTTGGCGTCTACGCCGAAGAAGTTCCGGCGATCTATGCGCCGTTCGCGTTGGGCTTCATAACCAACATCTACGCGGGATAAATTCCGCGAGATAACTCATGGAGCGGCCATCCTGACCGCTCCCCTCAACCAAGTTCTACAGGAGAAAAGATGAGCGTGAAAATCATCATCGAAGCTGAGTCCGTCGACGAACTGAAGAAGGACGTGCAGGAAGTTCTGGCTCTGACTCCGGGCGCCTTCGATCCGGCCAACGTGAATGCGCAGACGGCCACCGTTGCGAGTGCCGCTACCCCGGCCACCACGGTGACCTCTACCGACTCGACTTCGTTGACCTCGGACGCGGCATCCACCACCACGGCTGCGACGACCTCGACCGATTCGGCCTCGACTACCGCGCCCACGGCGGCCTGACTACAAGCGGGGCCGGTAAACGCCGACCTCGCACAACCTTCCACCGATGAGAGGAGTGGCCCATGGCCAAGCTCTACCACAAGAACGCCACCGCGATCAGTTTTCAAGGTTCGATTATCGAGCCTGATGAAGACGGTGCTTTCGATGTTCCAGAAGAAGCCGGAAGCGAGCTGATGCATCCGACGCATGGATTCAGCGCCGAACCCATTGAAGCGGACCAGCCCAAGCGCCGCGGTCGAAAGTCGAAGACTGACGACGATGGCAACAACAACGAAGAAGACCCGAAGGAATAAGCGAACATGGCAGCTGGCGATCTGACAACTCTTGAAAACGTACAGGCGTGGGGCGGCGCGACTGTCTCCGGCAATGACGCCAAGACGCAGCTCGCCATCACGGCCTGCTCGGCGTGGATCGCCAGCTACCTGAACCGCAACATCCTCACCGCCACCTACACGCAGCGGCTCAACGGCAACGGTTCACAGATGCTGCTGGTGGACAACTATCCGGTCCAGTCTATCGCCGCGCTATCGATCAACGGTTTCGACGTAACCAAGTGGGCGACATGCGACGGGCGTCGTACTGTCTTGCTCGGACCGGACCAGAACAATATTCCATGTCCGTTCCGCTTTGAGCATGGCCTGGCCAATGTGTCGATCACCTATACGGCTGGATTCGACGCTACGCCTGCCGACCTGGAGTTAACCGTCATCCGGCTGGTGCAGTGGGCTATGGCGGAAAGCCAGCGGCCCGCGCAAAACTCCAAGTCGCTCGGCGGCGGTGAGACAGTCAGCTTCTCGACGGCCACCGCGCCGAAGTGGGCGCTCGACGATTTGCAACAGTTCAAGAGGGCCGTGTAATGGCCGCGCCTGTCGAAATCACAGGTACCATCGTCGGTCTCGAAAAGGTCGTTGCCAATTTCACCGAGGCCGGTGCTGCCTATTCACTGCGCGTGAGCAAAGCAGTGCACGCCGGAGGCCTCGACGTTCTCGCGCGGGTCAAAGATACCTATCTGAACGGTGACGCGCTGAACGTGCGCTCCGGTCGGTTGCGCCGTTCGACCAATGAGAAGTTTTACGACGGCGGCAATAGCTTTACGTCGACGGTTGGTACCAATGTGAGCTATGGCCGTGCTTGGGAGTTGGGCTTCGATCGCAAGATCGGCGCCGGTGCACGAGGCGGTCCGCGAACGCTCAAGACGGCCAAGGCGATTGCTCGGTACCAGCAGAAGCACCCTGTGGGCGTGAAGCATTACGACGCGCGAGCTTTTTTGCAGCCGTCGCTTGCTGACATGAAGGACAAGATTCACGCCAGGATCGCAGCGGCGTTGAGCGGAAAGGAAGCGTAGTGGCTCTTGATCGTGAATCAATCTATGAGGCTCTCTGCACTCGTCTACAGACTCTGACAGGCCTGACGACGCCATGCTCGCGCAACTGGAGGCACTGGGCGGACGTTCCAGCCGAGCAGCAGCCGGCGCTTTTCATTCTTGCCGGGAATGAGCTGGCCTCGGGAAATCCAAAGCTGCCGACCGTCTGGAAGATGGTGCCAAAACTTTTCCTCTACACGACGCACGGAGCGGAAGACGCGGCGCCGCGCGGCACGACGCAGAACCAGCTCCTTACGGCCATCGAGCAGGCGTTGGAGCTTCAACCGGCCGAGACGACACCGTTCGCCGATTCGGAGCACACGTCGCTCGGCGGCCTGGTGCAGTATTGCCGGATCGAAGGGACTGTCGAGAAAGACGAAGGGCTTTTTGGTTCGCAGGAAATCACAGAGATCCCGCTCGAAATTTTGACTACGGCTTAAAGGAGGCCGGGAAGCATGGCAGACGAACAAAACACCGCGGCAACGCCGGAAAAAACGGCAGGGGAGGTACTCCCTCTCATCATGCAGAAGATAGACGAATGGTGGCTCGACGCGCGCCAGCACGTCGCCGGGTTGGATGTGCAGATCCACAACAAACTGTATGCGGCCACGCAGGACCTGAAGAACAGCGTGCGCAGCGTGATTCGATAACAACTCCGCAACCGGGAGGCCAGAAAGCGATAACGGACCATGGCACAGTACAACTTTGGCGTAGGCCAACTTTTCATCACGCCTAGCGGTTCAGGCGTAACTCCGATCAATGTCGGCACGCTCAAAGACGTGTCACTCGACATCAGCCGCGATGTGAAAGAGCTGACTGGCGCGAACGCCTTTCCCGAAGACATTGCGCTCGGTAAGGGGAAGATCACCGGCAAAGCGAAGGTGGGACGTCTCATGTCCAGCCTGATTGCCTCTCTGCTGGCTGGCTCGACCACTACCGCCGGCCAAATCTCCGGCGTGAACGGCGAAGCAGCTACGATTCCCTCGGAAGCCTTCACTTATACCGTGGCCAACGGCGCGACCTTTGTGGCCGACGGTGGCGTGTACGACGTTGCGGCTGGAAAGTGGATGACGTATGCAGCCACGCCTTCGGCGGCCGACCAGTACAGCGTGAACACGAGCACTGGACAGTACACCTTCTACTCGACCGATGCCGGCAAGAGCGTGCTCATCTACTACAGCTACAAGCAGGCGAGCACGGGTACTCAGATCAGTTACACCAACCAGCTCATGGGCTCGGCGGTGCAGTTCAGCCTGAATGTGTTCAACACCTACAAGGGGGTCAACAGCGGCTGGAAGTTGTATGCGGTTGTTTTCCCCAAGCTGCAGTGGGACAACAAGCAGGACGACTACACCGAGTATGACGTGGAGTTCCAGGCGTTCGCCGACTCCAACAGCCGAGTAATGGACGTCTACACCAACCAGTAATCGAACCATGCCGGGGCCGCTGCGTGCGGCCCTGTGCATTCGGAGGAGGCTATCAGATGGCAGCAAGCATCATTAAACTCGGTGGCGAGGAATACGCCCTTTCTGGTCTTACCGTGGGGCAACTGCGTGAGCACAGCTCCGAAGACAACCAAGACAAGTCAGAGGAAGACAAGGCGCTCAGCTTGATCGAGATGAGCATCCGCCGCAAGCATCCCGCTTTCGATGGCGCGCTGCTCTATGAGCTGACGCCGGGAGATTGCGAGGAGATTGCGCTCGAAATCGCGCGGCTGAGCAAGCTGCCGGGGGAAGCGACGGCCCGGCTCCGGGTGAAGAAGGCCTAGGCTGGGCAGACTTTTACGGATTGGTGATCACCGGGACCCACTGGACGGTCCAGCAGCTTGAAGCAACGGACTACGCCGTCGTGATGGATATCGTGAAGCACTGGGAAGAGTGGCCACCGATCCACATCCTTGCTCGTTCGTTCTTTGGGAACGAGGGCGGCAAGAAACGCAGAAGCACCAGCCGTGGGCGCGAGCTCACGCTTGACGAACTAAAGGCTATCGCCGGAGAGTTCCGGCCAACCCCATAGGAGCATACCGTGGCCGACGACCAGGAAATCAAAGTATCGATCACCGCGCAGGTTAAAGGCTTGCTCGACGGCCTGGCCACGGCCACCAGCAGCGTGAAGGCCGCGACGTCTGAAATGTCGTCGGCTTTCACTGGGCTTTCCGGTATGATGTCCAACTTGGCCGCGCCGATTGCGGCCATCTCCGGCCTCCTTGCAGGCGGCGCGCTGTTCAAGTCCTCGATTGATTCCACTGTGCAGTGGGCCGGCGAAGTCAAGCGGCTATCGATGGCCATGTCGACCGATATGGAAACGGCGTCGACCTGGGCGGTTATGCTGCATACCTTGGGCATCAGTGCAGACACCATGCAAGGCGTAATGCAGCGCTTGCAGGTGCGCATCATGTCTGGCGGCAAGAATTTTGAGGCTTACGGCATCGCGGTCAAGAGCGCAAACGGAGCCATGAAGCCGTCGTCGGAAGTGTTGAACGAGGTCATCGCCAAGTACAATTCGCTCGGATCGCAGAGCGAAAAGAACGCCATGCTAGCTACCATGTTTGGCCGCGCGTGGATGACAGTCGCACCGATCATGCGCGCCACGGCTGAACGCATGGAAGAAGCCAAGAAAGAGGCGCAGGAACTGCACCTCGAAGTTGGTCCGGATGGCGTAGCAAAGACGCGCGCATACCAAGAGGCCATGCGGAAGCTCGGCCTGATCGGCATGAGTTTCAAAAACATCATCGGCAACGAGCTACTTCCAGTGCTGACCTCGCTGGCCCAGTGGCTTGGCAAGACTGGTCCATCAATGGCCGAGGGGTGTGGGATTTCCGTCAAGGCCCTCGCGAGCATCTTTATGGGCCTGTGGGGCACTGTCAAGATCGCAGTCACCGGAATTGAGGGCGCTTTGTGGGCGCTATGGGATGTGCTTTCTACTGTCGTAAAGACGATCTATCAGGCCGCTACGGGCGATTTCAAGGGCGCATGGAGCACCATCAAAGAGGGGTTTAGCGATGTGGCCACGCATGTCTCGGCCACGGCGTCCGTAATCAAGGACGACTATGCCAACGCCGCCAACTTCATTAAGGGCCAGTGGGCAGATGCAAAGATCCCAGCGGCCGAGCCTGATATGCCGGGAATGCCTGGGCCAAACCTTGGAAAGCAAAAGAAGACAAAGACCAAAGACCCTTCGTCAGACCAGATGGAGGCCTTCCGCCAAGAGCTTGAGGCCAAGAAGGACGAGGAGCAAAACTGGTTTACTTGGTCGGCAGAAAAAGAGAAGGCCTTTTGGCAGGAAAAAGCTAAGACAGCCGGCCTCGGCGCAAAGGCGGTTGCCGAAATCACCACCGAGATCCACAAGCTCGATCGTAAAGAAGCCGAAGACGCCGAGCGCGAAAAGGAAAAAGATTCCGAGCGATCAATTCAGGCCGCGCGCGAAGGGTCCGTCACTCGTGTGGCACCAGCCAACGCCGAGACCGAACGCGTTAAGAGCATCTACGGCGAGCAGAGCGAGCAGTACAAGACGGCCACTGCAAAGGTAGGTGCCGCTGCCAGAGCACATAGTGACGCAATGCTAGAAGCCGCCGAGAAAGCGGCTTCCGAACAAGCAAAAAAGACAGAGGATGCTGCCAGCGAATCAGTCAGGCTCGTGCAGGAAGGAGCCGAGCAGGAGCTCCATGGCGTCGAGTCTCTTGTCTCTCAAGGGTTAATCACGCGGGAAGCCGCATATCAACAGAAAAAGTCCATTCTCGCCAGAGAACAGGCAGATGTGATGGCGACTTATGAGCAAGAGCGGTCCTCCCTGTCAGTACCGCTCGCTGCGTCACAGGTCAAGCTCGCGTCAATGAGTCCTGACGATTCTCAATACGAAAAGGTGGCGCAGGGCATTCAGCGAATCAAGGACGCGCTCGACAAGGTGACGAAGTCAGAGACCGAGTTCGGCGCCAGGATGAATGGCTCCCTTCAGCAGATAGACAACGACACCAAAACGAGCCAGACGACCTGGGCGCAGTATTTCCAGAAGATGAACGTGAACGTGCAGCAGACATCTTCGTCTTTGCGTACCTCGTTCCAGCAGTCTTTAACTCAAATCAACACCGGAACGGCAAATGCTTTTTCCCAGATGATCGTTTACGGCAGGAGCTTTGGCCAGTCGATGCGGGAAGTCGTCGGACAGATACTATCCAGTTTCCTGTCTATGCTTACCGAGATCGGGCTTCAGTGGGTCGAAACCCATTTGCTCATGGCGCTGACAGGGAAAAGCACTCAGACCACTACGGCCGTAAGCGAGGTTATGAGCAATGCTGCGGTTGCAGCGTCAGCAGCCTTTGCATCTACGGCAGCTATTCCGATCACTGGTCCGGCGCTTGCCCCGGCCGTCGCCGCTGCGGCCTACACGTCAGTGATGGGTTATGCTGGCCTTGCCGCATTCGACAACGGCGGTATTGTCCAGAGCACGGGCCTATCTTTGGTGCATCAATCCGAAGGCGTGCTGACGGCACCGACCACTAAGATGCTGCAAAGAGTCAACTCGGCAATCAATGGCGGTGGCCTTGCGGCAGCTTCCGGAACTGCGGGCGTTACGCAGCACATCAGCTTCAATGGAGCCATTGACGCCAAAAGTTTTTTCAATAAAAACCAAGGCGCAATCTTAAGCGTGCTCAGCGATGCCGCTAAAAATCGACGTATCTAGCACAAAACAGTGCGTCATGGTAGAGTGTTGGCATGAAAACCATCAAAATCATCGGTGGAGTATTTGCTGTTCTAGTGGCCGTTCCTATTGCTTGCGGAATCTATCAGGGAGTAACTCAATCCGGCAAGGGGCAGGCACCTTCATCCGAGCAAAACCGCTCTCCGCAGGGAAATGAAACCGCAAGTGACGGCCAAGAGAGCAAAAAGTCTGATTGGGAATACAGCTCGTTTGTGACAAATGCCGGGACGAAAACCGTTAGAGTCGGCTGCGTAGCTTCGATCAACGATGTCCATCTTGGATCTCCATATAGCGACACTGGAGCGGACCTTTGCATAAGATCCACGGGAGACACCTCGGTTTCTCTGCACGCAGAAGGGCAGATTTTATCTGGGTTTGATCATACCGCGCTTGTGCGCATTGACAACGGAAAGCCGTTTCGGGTGGGCACGGAGTCGCCAAGTGATGGCAGTTCTAAAACCGCATTTCTTGATTCCAGTAAGGCAATAATCGGTGCGGCCAGAAGCGGTAAAAGAATAGCGATAGAGTTTGAGTATTTCCAGGCTGGGACGCAAACTTTAACATTTATTCCTTCCACCGCGATCCACCCCGCGCTGCAATAGCTCGCGCTAAAAGCAAACCGCCGTTTCAGCCTCCTCCGGGAGGCTTTTTTATGCCATTTTGACAGTAATCTGAGCCAAGAATGCAGCTTCGAGCTGCTGAAAAGGCGCAGCGATGAGCACAGCTCTTTTCCCTTCCAGTCTGAAGGGCTTCGACATCAAGGTAAAGCGCCAGACGATCTGGAGCACGCTGGTGCAGACCTCGGCCAGTGGCAAGGAACAGCGCGCCCGCTTCTGGACGACGCCGCGCTGGTACTGGGAACTGACAGTCAATTTCTTGCGCCAGTCCGGCTTTTCCGCGAATACGACCTACGATGAGCTGGCCAAACTTCAGACCTTTTTCAATTCAGTCTGCGGCCAATGGGATAGCTTCCTTTTCGTGGACCCCGTCAACGGGACGCCCTCCAATGTCTCGTTCGGAACCGGCGATGCCGCGACGACCAGCTTCCAGCTCGTCGACAACGAGGGCTGGCTGGCGACCTACATCCAGGGAACGCCGACGGTTTACGTTGCGGGCACGGCTACCAGTGCATTCACGCTTAACTCCACAACGGGCATCGTCACCTTCGGGTCTGCACCGGCCGAGGGCGCGACGCTGACGTGGTCTGGAACCTTTGCACGTGTTGTCCGCTTCGACGACGACACGATGGACTTTGACAGATTTCTGCAACTCGCCTGGGAGGGCGGCGAGGTGATCAAGATCAGGAGCGTGAAATGAAGTACGCATCGGATGCGCTGATCAGCTTTCTGGATTCCGGCTCTACGTTCTTGATGGCAGACCTGTACGCGATTACGCTGCGCGGCAGCAGCTCGGTCATCTACCTGACCAACTCCGACCGAAACATCACTTACGGCGGGAATATCTACTTAGCCCCGACTGATAGCGGCTCAGTGGTAGGCGTGAGCCGCGGCAGCATCCGTCACGCTCGCGGCACCGAAGTGGCAACCGTAGACGTCACGCTTCAGTCGGCCATGCTTGGGAAGATTCTCAGCGCGAACGCGGCGCTGGCCGCCATCAACGGAGCCTTTGACGCGGCGCGCGTCCGCATTGACCGGCTTTTCATGGAGTACGCGGGCGACACGTCGCTCGGCACCGTGTGCCTGTTTGAGGGCAACTGCGCCGGCGTCGATCCCTACTCGACCAAAGTGGTTCTCCACGTCAAGAGCGATATGGAGATTCTGCAGCTTGACTGGCCGCGCATTGTCTGCCAAGCCGGATGCGCCAACATCTTCGGCGATGCGGGTTGCGGAATCGACCTTTCCTCTTTGGCTATAAGCAGCGTGCTGACCGGTACACCCACCGCCACCAGCTTGCCTACCGGACTCACGCAGGCTACGGACTACTTCACTAACGGCTGGATCTTGATGACAAGCGGTGCCGCATCAGGCTCGCGCCGCGTCGTGAGCGCATTTTCCAGCGAGACGGTGACGGTGTCCGTGCAGCTTCCGGAGACGCCTGCCGCAGGCGACACCTTCACGATCTATCCGGGATGTGCGCGGACGGTGGCCAGTTGCAAGGCGTGGAGCAACATCAACAATTACGCGGGATTTCCCTACGTCCCGGAATCGAGCACAACCGTTGGATAGCAAAGAGCAGCAGGAACGCGAGGCAGTTGTCGCCGAGGCCATGAGTTGGCACCGGACGCCATACCATCACGCGGCGCGCATCAAGGGCGCCGGAGTGGACTGCGGCATGATCCTTGCCGAGGTCTATCACAACGCCGGGATAGTGAAAGAGCGCATCGAGCCGGCCGCGTATGTTGCCGACTGGCACATGCACCGCGACTCACCTGTCTACCTCAAAACTCTCGAAACCTACGCCACGCGCGTTGAAGATCCCGACTACGTGCCGCAGCCAGGTGACATTGCCATGTATCGCTACGGGCGACAGCCGGCACACGGCGCCATCGTTATTGCGTGGCCCGAGGTCATACATGCCTACATGTCAGCCGGAATGGTTGTCCTCGACAACGCCGTCGCCAACTACGATTTAGCCTCACGCTTCGTTGGCATCTGGTCGCCATGGGCCGAGAGGAGGAGCCAGCAATGAGCGGACTCTTCGGAAGCGGATCGACGGCCTCAAAGCTTGAGAAGTACGCCGGCATTCAGGTGGACACGTCGGTCTATGGCCACGTAAAGGTGATCCTGTACGGCACCAACCGGATCAGCGCGAACCTGATCGACTACGCCGGTTTCAAGCGCACATCGGTGTCGAGTGGCGGCAAGGGCGGTAGCGCGTCGTCGTATGACTACTCGGCCGACGTCATCCTTGCGCTCTGCGACGGCGGCGCGTCTGGTATTGGCGGCGTGCTGCGCGTCTGGAGCGGGTCCGACTGCTATGACTTGAGCCACTACAGCCTTACGCTGCTCAAGGGCACGCGCCCACAGTCTCCATGGTCGACATGGACATCGAAATACCCGTCGCGCGCGATTGGTTATTCCGGCACGGCCTTGATCTGCAAGACCAGCATGGACCTGGGTAGCTCGGCTACGCTCCCGAACTACAACTTTGAGACCAAAGGCCTACTGGCGACCGAACTCGATTCGGGCTGGACCGAGGATTACGCCGACACCTACAACATGACATGGGAAGGCAGCGCCTACGACGCCCTCCCGCACGCCGTCATCACCGACATGCTGACGAACACCTACTACGGCATGCTCTGGACGGCGGCGCGGCTTGGTACGCTCTCGGGATCAAGCGGCGACGACAGTTACCAAACCTACTGTGCGGCCTGTGGATTCGTCATCAGCCCGTCCTTCGACACACAAAAAGCCGCGGCGGACCATCTGGAAGACGTGATGACCGCGACCAATTCGGAGCTGGTATGGTCTGCCGGCGAGTCCGGCATGATTCTGAAGGTCATCCCTTACGGCGATACCGCGATCACCGCGAATGGCGTCACCTATACACCGAACACAACGCCCCTCTATTCTCTGAGCTACGACGATTACATCGTCTCGGCAGATGGCGCCGAAGATCCTGTCGAGGTGCAACGCACCAGCACGCAGGACGTGAAAAACAGCGTTCCGGTCGAGTACGGCGACCGGTTGAACTACTACAACACCGCGCTGGTGGACGTGCCGGAAGCCGCCGACGTGTCGCTGAACGGCTACAAGAAAGACTCGTCGCAGAGCTACTCGATGATCACGCGCGCCGCGCACGCGCAAAAGATCAGTACCATCCTTGCCCAGAAGAACGTCTACATCCGCAACACCTACACCTTCAAGGTTGGCTGGAAGTTTATTCTGCTCGAGCCGATGGACCTGATTGAGATCACCGACACGATCACCGGCCTCAACAAAACGGTGCGCATCGTCTCGATCGAGATGCCGGAGGAGACGAGCGAAGCGGACGGCATCACGATCGAGGCCGAAGAATGGCCCTTTGGCGTGGCCTCGGCCGTTGAGTATGCCACGCAGATTCCGACCGGCAACAACGCCAGCGGCAGCGTGGCACCGGCGGCTGCAATCCCGGTCATCTTCGAGCCACCCGCGCAGCTCTCCTCGTCCGGCGGCGACGAGGTCTGGATAGGGACGAATGGCGACCCGAGCGAATGGGGCGGCACTTACGTCTGGGTCTCGGTCGACGGCGGCAACAGCTATGGCTCGACTCCAGCGGGCACGATCACGGAATCTTCTCGCATCGGCACGCAGACTGCCGCGCTGGCCACGTCCAGCACATCGACAGATACTGCCAACACGCTGGCTGTGACACTCTCGGGGAGCGACGAGGGGACGCTGACCACGGCCAGTGCGACGGCAGCCGCAGCCAACGCGACGGCCTGCTATGTCGATGGCGAAATCATCTGCTACGAGACGGCCACCCTAACGGGCGGACGAGCTTACGATTTGACCACCCTATTGCGTGGCCGGTACGGCTCGACCATCGGCGCGCACGCTTCCGGCGCGAGTTTCATGTTTCTCGACGATGCCGTTCTCAAACTCGAATACGACTCGTCGCTCGTCGGCAAGACGCTCTACGTGAAGCTGCAGAGCTTCAACCCGAAGGGCACCGGCGTGCAGGACTTGAGCGAGTGCACGGCTTACAGCTTTACGCCGGCAGGCCTGAACTACCTGGCACCTCCTATCGTGGCGATCACGGAAAGCTCCAGCAACTCGTCGGGAAGCGGCAGCACCAGTGTAGCTACGGACTCGGTCACGCTGACATCTGAGGGCGCAACGGTCACGCAAAAGGTGTGGCTCACCGTCTCGTGGACTTGGCCAAGCAACTACCCGACCCCGACAAAATTCGAAGTCTTGGCCTTCACCGGATCAGATCCGACGAACGCTTCGAATTACGTTATTCCGGTCACGGACGTGGATGAAAGCCAGCGCAGCTACACGGTGGCCATCACCCCTGTCTCCAATCTCACCATCAATGCATCTGTAAGGGCCGTGTATGCCTAATTCTGCATGGACAATCTCCGGTAACACTGTCACCGTCTCGGTCACTGCGTCGTCGATCGACAACAGCAGTGCAAGCGTCGATTACCTTTCGAATGCAGACAAGATCAGCCTGTTAGCCCAATACGCATCCGAGTTGTCGACGAAATCCAGCCTTGACACCACGGCGGCCAGCCTGTCATGCAGCACTACGGCTTACGATGCGGCAGTCGCCGCCATCAACACGACGCTTGTCAACGCGGGTGCACCGGCTAACTGGGCCACCATCTGGCCGGATAACACATCGTTCGGCCCTGTGGTCGGAATTGAGACTTTGCTCGCGCAGGACTGGGCGACGGTGGCCACCACGCGGACGGCATTGCAGTCTGCCATCTCGGCGGCCAATGCCGCTGTGGCTGAAACGGCAGCGGTGTCTTCTGCCGCAACGGATGCGCTCAACAAAACAAATGCAGCTGTTTTATGTAGTCAACCACATCAGGTAACGTGGGCTTACGCATCTAAGCCCACGTTGCCATCATCAAGCTATCCCGCTGGATACTATGCGATTACATCCGATAGCCGTACCGTGCAGGTTAGCACTGATGGGTCAACATGGGATGATGTCTTGGTCGCTACAACAGGGCTGTTCGGTCAAGTCATCGCCTCGCAAATTACTGTGATTGACACAACAAATTTGTGCAAGAACCCAACGTGGGCAGATGGGCTCAGTTCGTGCTGGACGTATGATATTGGCGGACGAGGGGCGGTGCTACCAGGATACGGAAAAACCGGCGGAACGGCCCTTGAAGTAGAACCATACACGGTCACGGCATATGAAATTAGAAATGCCAATCTATTGCTCCGGCCCTTAATTATTGCTACGCGGCGGCATAACAGACGTCTTCCTTTCTGAAGTAATTTTCTATCCGTTGGGGCTGTTTTTGAATGCTGCGCAGAGATCTGACCGCTGTTCTGGTCAG